GACTGCATGGCGTTGGCCTCGGTGGAGAGGCGCAGGATGTTGGCGCGGGCGGACTCTTGGGGGCTCATGGGCGGGAAGGAATGGTGATCTCCTTGATGTCGCCGGGAGACTTCACGAAGTAACGGACCTGCGAGCGCTTGAGGGAGGGCAAGGTGTGCGTCTTCCATGCCCGCATCGTCGTCTCCAGCCCCTTGGCCGTTGCGGCGGTGCACTCCCAGTAGGCTTCCCCGTCCAGCAGGATCAGGAGGCCGTAGAGGTAGACGCCGTCCTTCTCCGCAAGGCGCTCGATGGACTTGGGGATTTCAGCCATGGCGGCGCTTGTCGGCCCACTGTTGGCAGGCGTCGATGATGTCCTGGGGCTGGCACTCGGCGGCGTGGCGGACGACGTACCAGAGCTGATCGCCGGCCTCGCGCATGAACTCGTTGCGCTCTTCGAGCTGGGCGATGCGGGCCTTGGCGGTGGCGAGCTCGTTGGCCGTGTTCAGGTTCTTGAAGGCTTCGCCGATTGGGTCGAAGGGCTGGCCGCTGGGGGTGAGGAAGTCGCTCACGACTGGGCCTCCTTGGAGACGGCCGCGTTGAAGGCCGGGTTGTTGGCGATGCTGGTCAGGTGCTCGGGGGTGAGGTCGGCCAGCCCCTGGCCTTCCTTCAGCCAGCCCTTGCGCTGCAGGACGCGGACGGCGGCCTCGGGGTGGGCGAGGTAGCCGGACGGGCGGATGGTTTGAAGGCTCTGGCTGGCCGCAGGAGACGCTTTGATGGACGGCGAGAGGGTGAGGCCGTTCCCGTCTAGGTCGGCGTCTACTGACACGCAGCAGGCCGTCTGGATAGACTGCCGGCGGATGTAGGTTAAAGCGGCGCCAATCTTCTGGGGCTCTAGGCCGTCGGCCCGGATGAAGAGGTCCCCGCCCTCAAAGGTCGTGCCGTCGCGGTGCCGAAAGGCCGTGACCACGCCGATGCGGCCGTCGGTCTGGGTACGCACGATCTGCGTCAGGGCAAAGTTGTGGGAGGCCAGGACAGGCTTCACGGCGTCGAGCAGCTGGTCGAGGGAGACGTACTTGGACCCCTTGAAAGCCGGGTTGGACTTGTTCGCGCTGACATTCTCCAGCGCGTTGAGGGCGGCGACGAAGTCCGCGTTGGCGTCGGTGGCTTGTTTGCTCATGGGTGCAGGGAAAGGTTACTTGCCGGCGGCGAGGTCGTCGATGCTCTGCTGGTTGAGCACCTTGAGGTGGCCGTTCACGGAGAGGGACCAGTAGTTGATGTTGCCCTTGCGGCGGGGCTTCAGGCGGGCGGCGACAGTGCCGTCGTGCAGGATGATGTAGCGCGTCTCCTTGATGGGGACGGGCGGCGTGACCAGGGACTGCGTGGTCTGCTCGTTGACGGGGATGGGTTGTTTCATAGGTGGGAAAGGGGAGGGGGCTGGCGGCCCTTGATGGTGCGCTGGGTGAATGACGTCCAGCGTCCAAGGTACTGTAGTGTGCCAGCCCCCCAAAGTTAGTTGATGGCGCCACGCTTGGCGGCGTCGAGGATCAGCAGGGCGTCGGCGTTGGCCAGAGTCACCTTGACTTGAGAGCCGAAGAGCTCGCCGGCCCGGGCCTTCAGTTTGTTCTTCCAAGCGGTCGTTGTCAGCTCGCCCTTGGTGCCGACGGGGTGGGCCTTCTGCCAGATCGCGGGACGGACGCGGTGGACCTCCCAGCCGCAGGCCACGGCGGCGCCGTAGAGCACGCCGGTGTTGAACTGCAGTTTGCCGATGGCCGACCCTGGGATGTTGCGGCCTGTGTAGAGCGGGGGTTCTTCCAGATACATCACGACCTTGTTGGCCTTCGTCGAAATGTCGGCCACCAGCTTGCAGACTTCCCAATCGGTGCCGGGCATGTTGAACGACTCAAGCCCGAGGTGGTCGTGGTAGGTGACGATGGCGCCGGAAACGCCGGGGTCCACGGCGACGAGCAAGGGCTTGTTCATTTGGTGCGGGTCGCTTTCGCCAATCGGGCAACGACGACCCGAGTGATGGACGGACAGCGGGAGAGGTCAAACCCTTTCGCCTTGAAGCCCGCAAAGCCTAGTTGGTGGGCGGCGTAGACTTCGCCAATCGTCGGGCGTCGGCCGAGGGCCAGCGTCAGGCGCTCCTCGTTGTACGTCAACCAGGAGGTGGCGTACTCGTGGCCGGCGATGGGGTCGAGGGCCAGCGTGTAGGGGTAGGTCGGCAGGCCGTGGGCACGGCGCCAGCGGGAGGTATCGGACCAAGCTGCGGGGAAGAACTGGCACAGGCCACGCTCGCCCAATCTGCCGATGGCCCGGGGGTTGCCGGCGGACTCGACCCCGATGATGGCGTCAACCTGGGCGGGAGTGATCGCGGGGAGGCAGGTGGCCGACGCGAGCAGGAAGAGCAGGGGCTTCACGACTGGCAAGTCGGATGGAGGGTGCCAGTGAAGAGCTCGCCGTCCTTGTCGCGGTAAGACCACTTGAGCAGCGCACGGCCGGAGGGAGACAGGTGGGCGTAGATGTCCACGTCGGTGCAGCCGAAGAAGACCAGCATCTGCTCGGCCTCACTAGCCTGTTGGGCCACCTGCTCGTTGGCGTACTTCGGGGTCCAGTCGCCCTGCAGGACGCGGTCTCGGGCGTAGCCGATGCCGACGCTGAGGGTCTGGACTTCAAAAGAGGGGTTGCCTAGGTTGCTCATGTTAGAACTTCGGGTTATCGATGATCTCGAGCAGGCTAGGGCCGTCGGCGAGGGCGAGGATGTAGGCCGCCAGCGCGAGGCCGGCGAGGAGGGCGAGGATGAGTTTCATGGCTTGGGTGGGTTGGGAGATTAGAGGGAGCCGGCCACGCCGAGCGCGGTCCGCAGGGTGCTGGTCTGCTCCTTGTTGATGCGCTTGCCCTTGATAAGCTGCAGGGCGGCGTGGTAGGCCACGCAGGCGATGATGTGGGAGTCGTTGGCGTCCTCGAGGTCCTCGCAGAAGGACTCCTTGTCGGTGTACAGGCCGGCGTTGCGCTTGGCTTCAATCTGGTGGAGGTTGCGGACCTGTTCTTCGACGATGGCCGCGAGGGCGAGGAGCACGCTGGGCTTTTCGACGATGGTGACGAGCTGGGCTTGGGTAGTCATGGCTTGGTTGGTGGGTACGGGGATGAGTAGGCAACACCTTTGCCAAGGTTGCAAGGCAAAAAGATTGGAAAGGTTACAAAGGGGGGCTTATCCCCTCCCTTTTGTATACTCGCACCCAGCCCCTAGATACCCCCGCCAAGGGGTCTAGGATGCCCTAGGAAGCCTTTTGAGCCCGGGGACGATAGAAGACCCGCACCAGCACCGCACCCAGCACCGCAAAGGACCCGACCGCCAACGCCCACCCGAAGTCCCGGATGGTCTGGAGGGCCAGCGTGGCCGTCGATAGTTGGCGCTCCAGGTTCGCGTCGTCGCTCTTCAAGTCCTTGCCCCCGTCCACGATGATCAGGGCCATGGTCTGGGAATTGCCGAAGGCCGAGAGGACTGTCTCGCAGATCCACGCCGAGCCCAGGGCCGACACCCCCGACGCCATGGTCAGGAGCACCACCGCCCACAGCAGGTTCGTGTCAGCGCTTACGCTTGGCTGGTCGTTTTGCATTGGTCTTTTCCTTCTTAGGTTTGCCGACGATGCCGGCCTGCGTGGCCTGCAGCTTCTTCTTAGCGGTGTCCTCCGCCCACGCCACGATCTGCAGGGCCATGTACCCGGACAGGCCGTTCAAGGCCCAGAGCATCTTCTTGTTTGAGATGTACTCCTCCAGGGCGAAGCCGGAAAGGATGGCCACGGCGCAGGCAACGATGAGGTGGCCGATGACGCGGCCGATGCTCAGCTTCTCATCGGTGAGGATAATCTTCACAGTCATGCCCATCATGCCCAGGAGACCGGCGATGCCGGCCTGCTTCATTTCGGGCCCGATGTCGTCGGGGTTGATGGGGGCGGCGCTCACGAGATGCGGACCGGGGTTGTGTGCTTGCCCTGCAGCACGCGGCGGTAGTTCTCCTGCCAGAGGACGGACGACACCACTTTGCCGGCGCGGTCCACTTCCTTCTCGCTCATCTCGGGGAAGGCGAGGTGCAGACTTTCATGGGTGAGGGTCTCGAGCTCACGCTGGGGCGAGAGCCTGGGATCAATTTCAATGACCGGGTGTGCGGGGTCCGTGGTGGCCTGTCCCCAGGCACGCTCTTTTCCAAGCGGCCGCCAAATGACCTTAACCTTGGCTTTCTTGCGTGGCATCGGGGCAGGGGCGTTTGCGGAAGTGTAGCCACATGAGGGCCACGACCAGGAGCACGAGCCCACCCACGCCGGGCAGGAAGTAAGGGGAGGCGAACAGGTAAGGCAGACCGCCAATGCCGGCGCCGACGAGGAAGGCCACGCTGGCCCGCAGGTACTGGCCGAGAAGCCCCATCGCAAGGGCCGCGAGGAAGCAGATGCCAGCCCCGACGGCGAAGGCGTTGCGGATGCCCTCGGTACGGACGGACTCGACCTCGGCCTTGAGCGCCGTGATCTGGCGGTTGGCGTTGTCGAGGGCGGCCTTGTTCTTCTGGGCATCGGCCTCGGCCTTGGCGAAGTTGGCGTCGATGACCGCGAGGAGTTTCCGGCCAGCGTCCTCGGCCCGCTTGTACTCCTCTGGGTTGGCCCGGGCGACGCGGTTGCGGACGTAGTCGAGCGTCTGGGCGTCGGGCTTGGGGAGGTAGGCCAGCGCCACGCC